GGTGTTGCTCGCTGCTACGGGCAACTGGTCTATTGTCCACGCTCCGGTCATAGGGTCACTCGGCACGTTAAATATATTGATTTTCGTCGTGTCTGTGTTGTTGTTCCAAATCGCGACAAACTGCCCGTCTTGACAGTATTTACCCGCCGCACTGCTCATGCGTAGCAAATCCATCCCCACTAATGATCCAGTGGCCGTTGGCGTATACGTTGCTAGTGTGGTGCAATCAATAATTCTGAACCCACTCGGGTAGTCTTTGCCGACCAGGAACAAGCAATCATGGTCTGGCAGGTATTCAAGAGCCAGGTAGCCACTAGACGTATTTTTGCTTGTGTAGGCATACCATGTATCTGTCGATATATCCCAGCGGTGTATATCTGGACTGCTTAAACCTGCAACCCAAATACAGTGGCGTGACGGGTCGTAACATGCTCCAGATGCGTCTGCTGCTGTTTGCCCAATCGCCGTGGTAACTGCCCCGAGGAAAACCACCTCGCCGGTCTCTCTGCTCATTGTAAACGGTCTGTTTGTCTTTTTTAGGTCTGGATACACTGCCCCAATCGCTGGCATTGCTGGGCCAACCCCATCAACATAGACGGGGCCGTTGTAGGTGTGCGTTGACCGTGGACGACCGTCATCTGCCAAGCCTGTTGTTCCATCGCTGGTCATCCACAAGGACGGGGGGCGAACCATTACAACCGATGGTGTATCGGTGGCAATACTGAACTTATACGGCTCGTTACCGCCGTAGTCCTCGTGACCGCCGCCCTGTATTAACCACAGCTCATCGTTTTCTTGGTCATAACAACCCCCACACCAAGCATCAATTATTGCTCTAAGCCCTATGTTGCCGTGATACTGGATAGGCCCGTCGTAATTTCGGTTATATTCCGCACTGTCTTCAGGGTTAACCGACGCGACCGTATTAGACGGGATCACTCCCCACGTCTGAGCAGCAATAGTGGTACGCCATGCAGGCCATACAGTGGGCTTTAATCGCCCACCGTAAATGTCAGCCCCAGATGCACAAGAGTAACTACCGTTAACTGGCAATGGCATAGGTTAAACGTCCGTGAAGCAAGTGGTATCGAATACAATATCAAGCGACGCGCCATCAAGGATCGTGATAGACGATCCATAATCAGAGACACTAATCAGAGGGTCTGCCGGAGAAGTAGGGGTGTCATTAACCAGATAAACATATCTGAATGGCCCTACATCCCCACCTGTAGCACTCAAGGTCAGGTCTTCAAGTACCAAACTGAAAACACCACCTGTTTGTGTAGCAGAGGTTGTAGTGACGTTACGGGACGAACAATAAGTATAATCAATCTCGGTAACTGTTGCTGCCACGGCTGCTGCGGTAGAAGCATTCACACCGTCGGTATCAGGCACTACGTTAGAGAGAATAACTTTCAACTGGTGAGTGCCGAAGTTATGGACACCTTTATTTTTGTGTTCAACAAAACCATTAATCTTTACTGGGGTTACATTTGGCATAATTTAATTCCTAATAATAGTTACTTCTTCCACCGGGAACTGCCACCTATACGAGGGCCGAACCAGATAATATTAGCCATAGCAGAGCCAAAACCCTCTGCCCGTAGCATCTCATCAAAAAGTGCATCTGCTTGCTTACGGTTAACAGACTTCCAAATCCAGACACCATTCCTCTTCACTTGCCACTTCTTATTCTGGTACAGCCAGTCATGCACAATTGCAGGACGGATTACACGAAAGTCTTCATTGCTGGTAATCCAACTAACGTACCAAGGAATACTGGCAAAATCAGTAATAAACCCCTTCTCAACAGGTACTCGAATATAACCTGAATCCCAAGTAATATCTTCCTGTGTTCTACGAAGATTCCGATTCAAGCGTGTAACATCTAGCTCTTTACTCGTATTGTCAAAAGCCATAATTAAACCACATGAGTCCAAGAACTAACACTTAGCGTACCACCTTGTACAATAGTCATATCAGCAAGAATCATTGACTCACCTGATCCGGTGGTTCCCACCGTACCTTGAGATACAGCCGTAATACCATCACTCTTATAGCTACGATAAAAAGTAGGAGTACCATTATTATTATTACTGCTGTCTACGGCACCTGACACGTTGAATATAATAGTTCCATTCGTAACAGAAGTAGCTGCTGTAGCTGCTAGAGGCATATCTGATAATACAGTATTGCCCCCAACTAAAGGCGCAGTAATATTAGCAGGAACAGCCCCTGCATAAAGAATAACCTTACCCCCATTAAGAAGAGTAGCCATAGCTTGCGCTTGAGCTGTTTTCACTTCCACACTTAAATCAACCAAAGTACCCATTGTGTTACCTCTTTATTAGACCCAACCTGCCAGTTGAGCACGCTCATTAGCATTGATTAAAGAATTATTAAAAGTGCCTTTCAACTCAAGAACTTTACACATCTGTTCGTATTGAACCATGAGATATGCTCCTTCTTGTTTTGTATCTCCCCCTTTCGAGGAATGCACCCTTGCTGAAATGTATACTAATAAGGGAGCCATGAGAATAGGAGGGAGTGCTACATCCACATTCGTAGGGAGTAACCCATTAGGAATTGCTACCTCTGCAGGTCTTACCTTATACACGAAAGTGTACTCTTCTTCCCCTAATGCTTCAGGCAACCATACTTGATTATAGACAGGAGTTAAAATAGGAGTAGCTGCATCTTCGTTATTCAATCGAAGTTGATTATTATCAACATCAAAGGCACGACAAATAGAAAGGATATCCCCTAAGAAAGTTTCATCTGTATCGTCAATGTACCCATCTGGATCTTGGGATAAAGCATTCTCAGGTGTAAGGGTATACCAAGTTTTTCCCTCTTGAGTAATTAACTTTAACTCTTTTTCTTGAAGAGGAAACTTCTCATACAGATCTAACATACCTAAATTAAGATGAGAGAGAATCTCTGTTGTATACTTCGGATGAATGCCCTCTCCATCCTCTGCACCTCCGATATTAACTTGTTTCAATTCACCATAAGTCAGTGCATCAAATATTGTGGATAGCAGCATAATCGTACCTCTTTTAGTTGTCAGACAATATACGAGTTTATGTCTGCAATGTCAGTATCTGATTCATCATCCAATGCCCAAAGACCGCTCTTATCTTCTTTACTCATAGAAGCATTCTCTGAAGGCTTCCATGCTTTAAGCACAGAGAGCATTGAAACAGTGTCTGCTGCATCATCATGCTTACTCTTGAACCCTTCATTCGTTACCAACGAAAGCTCTTCAATTAACTCTGTAATCAGAGCGTCATCAGTGTACCCTTCAGGGAAATAGAACAACCCTTGTTTGAACCAAGGAACAACAGTATTCAACCTCACCAGCTTATCCCCTACAGGTCTAATCCCCGGAGCACTACTGTTATTATCTGAAGCAAGTGTAAACCAGATATTCCTCTTCATCATCTCAGTCTGAATCCAAGGAACAAACCCTCCCTGTTGACCAGACACCTCTAACCCCACTAACTGAGGTCGATAAATTTGAGCCAATCTAAACAGATCATCTATGTTCTCCCCCATTCCCTGCTTCTTACAAATGCCATCCACAAGGAACCATGAGCCATTAGAACTATACGCCCATACAGAAATAACAGAGAAGTCTGCTTTCTGTTTAGCTGAAGTAGCAAAGTCAGTAGTGATATAGAAGTTAAACTTCTCTCTATTCTCAATCAGAGTACTTCGCTTATACCATCTGAAGTCTCCATCCTGAATTAATCTATCATCTTCAGACACGATTCTTAGCATTAGCTCCTGATTAAAAGCATGGATCTCTCCATTATCCAAGAGAGTTTCATACTCCTTCTTAACAAATGAATATGGAAAACGATCTTCCCATGCACCCTTAAACTCTACTTCCTTACAAGGGAACTTCTCACATATAGGATAAACCTTTACATTCCAAGCAGTACTCTCTGCTGCACTATACAAAGGGTCTCTCTTATTAAATGGTGTACCTGTCCAAATAATCTTTCTCTTCTTTGGGTGCATTGCTTGTCGTGCAGCTTTATAAATAATGTTCTTGATATCTTTCACAATAGTAGAAGATTCAGAATTCTTATCACTCATCAAGTCATCAAACCCACACCATGTAGGTCTTTGACCATACTCCTTAAAACCCCTCACTCCTGTACTAGCACCAAATCCCCGTACACAGAAGGAGTGATTATCAATATTCTTGAATTCCCACCTCACATCTGTGAAGTTCGCATAAGGCACATACTTCTGCAGAAAAACAGAATTATTATACCTGAATTCCAAATTCTTACGCATACTCTTCACCCCATTATCAATGGTATCCGAGATATACATTGCGACACTCACTTTCCCAAAATCAAAAAACTCCCCATAAGTAGCCAAGTACAAATACATGTACTCATGCAGCGCAGTTGTCTTGGCAGAACCCCTGAAAGATATAAACAGGTTTTCGTCATGAGAGGCAGCATTGTCCAACATATCCAAATGGATAACGGGGGTTTTGTTCTCTTCTCCTTCTTCCCCATTTACCAACTTAATAAATGCAATAAAAGCTAAAGCAGGAACACTGGGAATATACCTCTCATTCAAGAAGGCGTAATCCACTTCATTGATTAACTGTTCCAGATTAGCCATCAGAACACTCTCCCTCAATAATTCTTTGATGGGCAATCTGCTTGGAGGTATACACCCCACTCTCTATCATATCTCTCTGTTGTTGAGCCAATCCAAGTGTAATGCTCTTCAGCTCTTGCAACATGGAGTCATCTTTAACCCCTACATCCAATTCTATTTTCTGTGCTTCAGGTCTTTTCAGATGCATTAACAAAGAGTTTGCTGCATCACTTCTAACCTTGGGGGATACATTCAAATCACTCATCAGCGATGCCTGAACATTAATCGCCTTCTGGAATATATCCGCATTCAACAAATGAGTAGGAATCTGTGCTCTATCATAAATATCATTCACTACTTTATTCTTGTTATAAATACTCACATGAGCATGAATATCTTTCTCAGGTACTCCATTAGCTACCAACCTTGCATACCTATCAGGAAACACCTTCACCCATGCAGCAATATTACTATCCCCCATCAACTTAAAAGAAACATACTTCACTGCATTAATATAATCTTCTACCTTAGTCCTTCCATTCTGTAACACACTAATATATCCAAGGATATTCTCCTTCAATATCTCAGCCGTATCAGGATCACCCAAAGCACCATTAATATTATCCACCAGTCCCTGACTAATCCTACTTCTCATCTTAGCGGGTAAAGCTTTCTGCATGACTTCAACACTTAACACACTCTATCTCCTAGTTAGTATTTAGGGAGAGTATAGTTATATTTACCTAATTGGGGAATCTTTCGGGGGAGGAACACGAAGTGTATCGTCAGAACCAGAGGATGTCGAATTCATCTCATGAATACTTCTCGGGAACACTATTCATAAAATCAATAGTACTTTTTCTATAATATTTTTTTAAAAAACTATAAGACATTTTTTTAATATTAGTAGCCCTTTAGTAACTTGGTTACTGGAAGTTTTTGGTGGGGTATCCCCCCCCATTAGTTGCTTACGCTCTATAGGGAATAATCCCACCACTAATCAAAGGACAAAGATCATGGAAATTATCTTCATCGTATCAGTAGCAATCCTCTTATTCTGGGGAACCATTCGTAATGTCAGAGTAGCAACTGACATTGCAAGCTCAGGTCTCAAGGCTCAAGCCATTGTGTTTGTAGCCCAATCAGCCAAAGAAATAAAGCCAGAGGATATGGCTGTTATAGAGGCTCTCAAGAAGATTTAATAATAGGGGTACCTTAGGGTACCCTTTTTT